CCTTCGTGGTCACCGTCCCACGAGGTCAAACAATGTGCGTTGTTGCCAAAACTATACCAAGTATAAGCGTCGCCTTCTGTGACACGGTGTTGTACAACGTCTAGCCAATCTTTAAGTTTAATCATGTCTTCTCCGGATAAGGTGCTGATAAAAAGTCTACAAAATTTTGTATGTTGTCACTAATGCGTTTCAAATCATACTTGCCACAGAACTTTAGGAATTTTGTACCAATCTGCGGCGTAGTTTTAACCACACTATTCTCTGCAATAGTTGTTGCAATGTCGACTTTGACCGCATCGGGCTGTGCGGCCAAATCCACAATCACCACATTACGCTGATAGTCATCTAGTACACGATGCTCCTCGCCATTATGGTCGACCCAACGTTGCAGCATGAGATTGTTCCACGCGAAGCCTTTGCTTGCACGATCTTCAAATGCCTCTTGTAGTCCCACTTTGTTCTTAGTGCCTTTGGTACGCACTCCGGGATACGCTGAGAACACATTGTCTGTGGCATCTCCACGCATACATTTCTCAAACAAGATCCACTTGGGATCGGGTATGCGTTTAGGCTCTTTAGTTTTCTTATCTATGACCAACTTGCCTTTTTTGTCTAGTATACCATTTAGTGTATGTAACTCATCGCTGATACCGTTGTACTGCACAACATTAGTGGCCAGCAACTGATAAAAGTCTGTGTCGCTTGACACAATCACATGGCTATCTGCAGGGTGTGCTTGAATCCATCCTGCCACCAAGTCATCCGCTTCCAGTGCCGAGTGCCGGAGAACAGTACAATTTGAACTTTCGGTGAAGAATGTTTTAAGAGCATCAAATGTTTCCCAAAAGAGCTTGTCTTCTTCTGCTTCGGTTTCTGTAAGCGCCGCACGGGCGACTGAACGGTTTTTCTTATAGGGCTCATAATAGTCCTTGCGCCACGAACGGCCTTCTAAACAGATTACAACATGATCTGCCTTTTGATCACGAAACGCTTTGGCAATACTGCTAAGGGTGACGTGTGCCGCAAAGCCCAGTTTATCCCAAGTGTCTGCTTGACGATGGGCACTATGACGGGCACGGAAGAATGTATTAGCTGCATCAACAATTAGATATTTCATGTATTCATTATAGCAGTATATTATTTATGTGTCAAGCACAATTGAACAATTTGGGCGTATAAGTGTTCGGCCCAAGCACGATGGGCGTCAGGCCCAAAGTGGTAACTATTTTTACTTACCGGCGCAAACCCTTTATTGATGCACCATTCGTAGTAAGTGCCTTGGGGGTTATAGGGTTCCAGGTACGAGTTGTCCCATGTATAAGTCGTCCCAACTTGGTCGGCATCAAAGTAACTGTAAGTGTTAAAGAATAAATGTTTGATGCCATGGCGTTTAAGGTCCAAATGAAATTGGTGTACTTTGCTGTGCGCCTGACGCATTTCATTGGCCCAATCTAGCTCACTGACGTATTTGGGATATTGTTCCTTTAACCATAGGGGCCAGTCTGCTCCTACTCCTCCAGCATTGACTTGCCATGCGATACCAGTTGCTGGATCTTGAAACTCCTTACGTTCCCACGTACTCCATCCTATTACAACAAAGTCTGCCTTCCCTGCAGGAAGTCCTTGTACACCAGTAAAGTACTGCCATGTGGTTCTTATGATACGGTGATTACTACTTGCACTTTCGGCATCACAGTGCAATTGGCAGTTCATTTTATTGGCCAATACTTGCCCGTAACTGACTTCAAGGTTGTCAGGATGTGGCAATCGACCCAGTGTATGGTACTTGCTGTCATCTTCGGCAAAGCAATATGTATTAACTGCCTCTGCTCCGGCACTATGACTATCGCCGTTTACGTATAGTATCATTTAAAATTTGGATGGAATACTTTTAGCATTTCCTCGCTAGTATGCCCATTGAACCTATTGGCCTTTAACCACTCGTAGTAGTTAGGCCACGGATACTGTTTAATGTAGTTGTTCCTTGCACGGTTATAAGCAAAGAATGCTTCGGCCATAGCACGATCGGTATCAGTTAGTTCTATTGTTTTAAACTGTGTACGATCTGTATCTGTGGCCACAACCATACGTAAGTACATTTGATGCCAAAAGTGTGTAAGTCTTGATTCAAGGTCCGGACGTTCTTCATTTACTACATCTGCAAACAGGTGTAACTTATCTGCGGCAAATGCTCTGCGATTATCCCAGAACGGTCCACTGCGCTTGCTTAGACCAAAGTTAAACAACAATCGTAAGTTGCGTTCTTCCATAACAATTTGGTGTTGTTTGTTGTAGTCCTCACGTGGATCATCTGCATCTAGTACACGGAATAAATCCTCTAATGCCCTTCCATGGATATCAAATGTGGGTGCATCGTATGGGTCAACAAATGCGGCTGCAATACCAATTGGCAATACATTATCTTGCCAGGGATTGGTGTAATACCCAGGAGACCATTGTAATAGTCTTGGCTCAACAAATCGTGTACCCGCGGTCAATTCTTTTAATCTTTGTAACGGTAACGCAGGATCTGTACATGTACTATTAAACACATAACCGTTGCCTATTCTATGATACAAATTAACTTTAAAACGCCACCCGTGATCCTCACCAAAGATACCAGTGCCACCGCTCATTTCTTTTGCTGGGTCTAGATATCGACTTGGACATACCCATGCACTATCCGGGTAGTCGCCTTTCATATCGTTCCATGTAGCGTTCGGTGCGTGTTTTAACAACGCTCTAGCAAACCCTGTAGCATCAATAAACAAATCTGCGGCTAACTCTGTACCGTTTTCTAATTTTAACTTTTCGATACCGCCACGGGCATTTAGATCTGCGCCCACAACTGCACTGGAAATATGTGTTGCATGGCGGCCAACAGTTTCTTTCAGTAATGCCACTGTTTGTTCTGCATCAATATGGTAACTATAACCTTCTGCAGGCCGCATTATGTATTGATTGTTGTTGTCGTATGGTGCTGAGTTAGTTGATGTAAAATGGCCGCTTTCGTTTACTTCTGCAACATAGTCACTAAAGTCTTTGTTGTTGTGTTTGTTAATGGCCATCCATGCTTGTTGTACACCAACATCGCCAGATTTACGACTCCATGGCTCTAAGAAATCAGGGTAATCATATTCACCATAAAACTTTGTCAGTGCGCCTACTTTAAGATTAAAAAACTTTCCATGTGCTACACTACTATTGTCGTGCCAGAAGTTGGTTAAATGGAAACCGTATTTGTAAATAGCACCTGTGCGCCACATAAACATGCGGTCATCTTCTAAACCGATTAGTCGTTTTAAGTCATAAGGAGCACTCCACCCTAGTGTTTCGCCTACACCTAGTCGTGCGTGTTTGTCACTGTCAACGACAGTAATACCAATATCAGGTCGTTTATGTTTAAAGGCAGCGGCAGTGTACCAACCGCCAAATCCCCCACCTATGATTACTATGTTTTTTATTGTCATTCACTGTAAATGGGATTGGGAATCTCTAGTTCAAACACAAAAAACTTTGCACTATCAGTATCCTTAAGAGTTTCCATTGTGCGGTTTTGTTCGGCTTCGGCTTGTGATATATAAAACCCAGTGCCAACATAACTGGCCCCAGTGGCAGTGGCCCCAGTGCTACTAAAATGCAATCCAGTTTTGGTGGACATTTTTACAAGTTGGTAGATTGTAAGAGTCTTTGCAATAGGTACTGGTCCCATCAGCTGGCCTCTGTTCGTCCGTCGCCTAGGTCTTTTTTGTCAATTACTCTAGGACGAGCATCATAAGGTTGGTTGGCCTCCCACTGCTCAAAATTTTCCATTACCACATTTCGGCACACATCCTGGAACCAGCGATCCACAATGGCACTGTCTTCTTCGCCAGGCTTACTTTGATAGCCGGCACGTACCAAATTAGTAACAAACTTGTCGTTCCAGTCTAGTTCAAATGCACCGTTACCAATGTTATCGGGATCAAGTTCTACACTGATTACACTGACCCAAGGTTCTCCTCGTTCTGTTGCAAGGTCCTTGGGGCTTTTGACCGCAAACTCTACTTTTTTAGTAGTAGTCTTTTTTGCAGGAGTTTTCTTAGCTGCTGTCTTTTTTGCAGGTACAGTTTTCTTTGTTGCCATATATGTTCCTTAAATCCAATGCTGTGCCAACACCATTAGGCTGAGCCAAGCCCACATGGTATTAAAGCCAACTAGTGTGGGCAATGCCTTTTTGCGACTGGCCCAAATTAGTGTAACACTGGTTAGCAGTGTTAGATAATACAGTTCCCAGATTTGGATACCAAAGATCAAACCAGGAATGATGATGATTGCTTTGGCTAACCAACTAACAAATTCAACTGTATTGTAACCTGTCCAGTATTCTTTTGTAAACCACATCATGTAGCAGTCACGCATATTGCGCCAACCGCTGTGGCTATAACTAATAACCATTAATACTAGCCATACACCTACTGCTAATAAAATTTGATTTTGTGTCATTTAGGTTCCCCATTCGTTTTTAAAGAGTGGCACTTGTAGTCTATCACTGTACCGCCAGCCTTTTCGCATTGCCATTTCTGCCACTGCACGATTGTTAAGGGTATACACCCGCTCAACACCACCAACAGGCATGACATATACATGACCCGTAAAGCCAGCCCGACGATATTCTTCAACTGCTCGTTCTGCATCTTTTAAATCCTGTTCTGTTGCCACTACAAATTTCAAGTACGCAGTACCAAACCATTCATACTGCCCAACAATATCCGGACGAATAGCATCCTCCCACCGCTCGCCACTGCACGGCAGTTTAGCACTGACACTAAATGTAATTTCTCTTTTTGATTTTTTGGCCCACTTAAACAAATAACTTTTAAACTCATCACTGAGTCGTTGAGTCCCGTTTGTTTCAAATGTGATCTCTTTCAAGCCGGCCATTACCGGATGCTCCAACAAGTCGGGATAAGCACGTTGCCATCCCAACAACGGCTCACCTCCAGTAATAACTAGATGTTCGTCGCGCCATTCCTTGTGCGGTAGCGTATCCACAATAGCAAGGGCAACCGAATCAGTGTCAATAACAGGGCTAAGATGCTTAAACCTAGGATCCCAACTAGCATAACTATCACATCCAGTAGAGACCAAAGGCAATTCTTTGTAGTCGTTAAACATATGAACAATATTCGCAATATCATCGGTTTCTTCACTTAGTTCTCCTTGAGGCATGCCAAAGCCGGCACATTTAAAGTTACACCCAAACACACGCAAGAACACACTGGGTACACCCATGTACCTACCTTCCCCTTGTATGCTGTAAAATAATTCTGCTACTTTGAGTTTACTCATAAATCTTTGACCACTTTCTAAGTTTATCTTTTTTGCTTTGTTTTGCTATGTCTAGTTCTGCTTGCGTTAATACACCTTGTTCTAACAAGATATCTACCATGGCCAGTACATCACCGACTTCTAGGCTCAGCATGTCTTTATGATTTAGTCCTGTTTTGTGATGCACAGTATCTAAACCAAAACGGCGAATTTTACTGACTTCTACAATTACTTCTGCACATTCCTCTTGTAAGATACCTAGTGCTTCTTCAATTTTACTATTCATAATAAATCCTGTTGTTCCTTGATTATACTTGATTTACGTTCCGGTGTCAAGTGTATGTTTAGTTCGGGAGCAATTATTTGTTCTGCATAATCCCAATGGCACAATGGTGTTGGGTGAGGATTATTGCCATCAACTAATATATTATAGTTCTTTTTTCGAAATTCTATTAACGAGGGTACTGTGGTAAGGTAGTTGTTATCGATAATATATTTATCGTATATTTCCACCAGCCTTGGATCAGCAGTCTTTTCTGTTTCAGCAAGGAAAAAAGGAAATGCACTAAAATGGTATACAGTATACCCAAGGGCCCGACTATGTAAGTCCACAAGTTGTACGTAGTCCATTGTTGTTTGGAAACGTTCAACTCGATGATAGTATTTAACATAGAATTGTTTATCCCACAGTGCCACAGACCCCATATGACGCCAATGGTTATTGGCATCTTTGGGCAATGGCTGTACTTTGTCTGAGTAAAAACTCCAACGGTCGTAACTGGTCCACATAATGACCACTGTGTCATTGGGGCGAGCGTTATTGACTACGCTTCTTGCTATAAAGGCATTGTCGCACCCACCTTGGCCAACTTGCTTATACTCTTTAAATTCGGCACCAATTATATCGGCCCAAGTGGACCATGAGTAATCGGTTGCGCTACATCCTGATGCTAGTAGTCTCATATTAATCCCAATGCCTTATAACTCCTGCTATGATGAAGCAGTTTGTGATGATATATGTTAACACAATGACCGTACGAATACAGGCAATACGATCCGATTCCCGATCTGTAGCACCTGCTTTTTCGCCCAGTGCCTTGGCCCAAAGGCGCCACGCTTGTTTAGCCTTCGTAGATAGCACTATTGGCCCCGTGCTCGGCACATTCCACACGAACACAATAACAACGACTGTTGGTCTTTTCTTTAATCAATTGATTAGCAAAATTAAATGCATGTTCGGCAAACTTCTCTGTTCCAACACCATCAAAGATTCTAATTTCGGCTAGGCCTAATGCTTCTAACTCTTGAAATTTGGCCAAGTGTGGGTCAGCAAGATCTAACGCCAACTTATGGTCAAAACTGTCTTCGAGCCACGCCTTAAGTGGTTTAAGTCCTCCAAAGTCCACTGCCCAGTTTTTATCATCTAGTTGATCACACCCAAACGTAAATGTAAACGCTAGGCTGTAACCATGTAATAAGTGACAATGACTGTGGTCTGCATTGGGTTGTCTAAATACAGCACTTAAACCAATGTTGTGTCCGTAATGTTTTGTTGAAAAGTATTTTGCCATGTTTTTCTCCTATGTTAAGTATAGCATAGGCAGCAGAATTTGTAAAGCGGGGTGACGCCGAGACCGCTAAAATTTTAGTCAATTCCTGTAAATTGACTCAATTGAACTTGTTCGTAAGGTGACTTTCCGTGCGATGTCCAAACAAGAGCATCTCTAAATCGTTGACTAAATTGACTGTTACTATCATAAAATTTGCTATTCCCGATATCAATGATTAGTTTGATCATATCAACTAAACACCGCTTGGTTTGATTATATTGAGCATCGTGCCAATTCCAATATGATTGATCCAATATATCTAGTTTAGAAAGACCAAAGTTGTCCTCCCAACTTTTCTTTAACAATGTCAATCTAGATTCAATTAATTTTAATTCATAATCTAAGTGATACTGCCTCTTGATGACTAAGTCCTTTAGTGATTGAAATAGTCCAACAGCACATCCTAGGAAATTAGTAAGGAACCCGTATTTTAAAAAACTTAATAAGGAATTTTGCGAATCTTGTGCTTGGAACGCTCCACAATGCAATATCCAATGTTCGGGAAGAGTCTGTGATTCCAAAATTAATTTCATTGGCTTGGCTATTTTTAGGCCAATTGGGTCAAAATCATTGTTGTCAATTTGATATTTAGTTTTACTAAAATCAATGAATAGTAGACAACGATCAGGATCACTGTGATGTCCGACTTTGCAAACAAGATAATCTGCCTGATGTGCAGAAGTAATCCAATTTTTAATTCCGGACACAGTACCGTTTTTTACCGCAATAGTGTCAATGTCATGATGTACACTAAAACATCCTAACCGTTCTTGGTATTGAAAGTTTAATCTACTGATAATGTTTAATGCATTTCTTGAACTTTGATGTTGATTTATACAATGAGCAATGCCCACATCCGACTTGGCAACTGCATACAGATTTTTAAACCATTTCTGACAATCTTGATCGGTTGATTTTGTAAAGTCAAGATCAAAATATGGTTTTAGTTCTAACAAAATACTTTTGTCAAATTTATCGGGTCGATAGTTGTTAATTGAGCTTATCATTTGAGTTGCTGCTATGTATTTATTATATTATATACTATTATTTAGGTTTGTCAATAGTGCAATGAACTTTTCTTTTTGCCATTCACATCCTTCTTCACGTACAGGCAGTTCCCGGGCAGCCACTTTCATTTTATTTCTTATGTCTACACTTATAGGTACAGGTGAAGGAAAAGTTTTTGGTCGGTATGCAACTGTTTGGTATAACTTGGCTCTAGCACTGGCATCATTTAGTGTTGTGTCTATATGTGTAGCGTAGGCCAATGCCATTTCTGGAGTATAAAAGAAAAATGCACCAGGATGACAATTGGGATATACCAACTCTACCAAAAACTCAAACCAATATACTTGGTATATGTCGCCTACAGGCTCATTATATTCGGCAGTGAGTCTGGGTATAGTTGGATCCCCGGTTATTAAATGCCCGCCCGAGTCTTTGATTAAGTTGGCAAGGTAGCAACTTATTAGGTTTGCTGCACTATAAATGCGATGTTGTCGTGTAACATTATGACAGTATCGGACATAATCAATCTCGTTTTCGTCAAATTCTAATATCAACGGAGTTATGCTGTTTTTGCGGCACCACTCTAGTGCATAGTAGTGTTCTTGTGTCTTTTTAAATGCAACAATAACAGGAGTAAATGGAATCCGATTACGTAACAATACAGTGGCAACAAATTCGCTATCTAATCCACCGCTGAGCGCCAAGTGCAGATTTTTATAATCTCGATGTATCAGTTGTGCGGTATAGTCTGCGGCTTGATCAAACGCCATTACTGGTGTTGGAGTTGATATATTGAATTTCAATGCAAACTCGTTGTAGGTTTGCCGATCAGTCAAACTGACCGTGTACCAATTAGTGTATCCCGGCATCGACTTCTCTCTGATATCTAGCCATTGCCGCTTGCATGTTATGGTTGGTCACATGCTCGTTAAACTTTAACAAGAACATACTGGCCACACTGGCATCTTCGCCAAGGAAATGCAGTCGTGTGCCAATACCGTTTTGATGATAGCACCACTTGCCCTTGCCGTAGGACACATACTTAACATTTTGTATGTTATGGTGATGATCCCAGAATGTATCTGTGTGTACTTGACCACCAATCATTTCAAACCATTCAACAATATCATCTGTTAACCGATCTATGTCTAACCAAACACTGTAAGTGACTTTACATCCGGGCGGTAACGGCATCATGGCTTTTGCTCTCCAGATACTTTTCAAAGTGAACCCAACCTTTGTTGGTTAGGAATCCCCATTCACGTTGATGAATCCCGGGCATGAACAAGGTCCAACAGTCCACCGCAGGATCTAGTTCTACTCTGTGATACTGCTTGGCTCGAGCAGTACGGAAACTACCAGCACCGTACCACTTGCACACTTCACCAATTTTGGCACCATCTCGATTAAACACAGGAGTCCATTCATAATAGCCACCTCGGATAATTAGTGTAGCATACGGCCATGGATGATCATGCACATCATCCGGATCACTTTTTAAGAATCTGTGCAAGAATATGTTAAATGGAAAATGTCGACGTGTATTGAACAACAAGTAATAACGTTCTAGGTATGGCTCACTATTCTCGCGGTCCATAATAATACGTTTGCGTCCACTACGTTCTAAAAAGTTCAGTAACCATTTCATCAGTTTATCCCCTGTGTGTAAAAGGTAGTTAAGTTAATTAATTGTAACATATAAAGTTTTCCAGTAGTAGAATTTTGGTAAACATTTGCATACTGACCAGACGATGACATAGTTGTGAATGCACTTGGATACATTTTAGTTGTGCCCACATATATGCTGGCATCTCCAGCGTCTCCACTAAACAGTACTGCATCATTGCTGCCTACAGTCAATTTATGAGCATAATAATGACTACGTTTCGAGTCTAAAGTGCCGGAGTATGCGTAAGTGTTTGCCCCAGTATAGGCTAGTATTTGTCTCGGACCTGCGGCAAGTACTGCGGTTCCATTTAAACTTAATACAAAATCCTTGTTGCCATCCCCGGTTAGATCTGCAACTACAACATCAATTGTATCATAACTAGCATCTGCTTGATATCCGGTGCTACTAGATAAAGTCAGTGTAAAATCATAAACTACAATAGCATCTCGGAAGCCGGCTACTGAATTATTTTGTGCCAAGTAAATTGTGTTTGATGTGGCCTCTTTGACCACTGCACAGGCCGTAAAATAGTTGTTGGTTAATATATTAGTCTTTGTAAAGGCCCTTGATCCATTATTAATCCAAACACCACTACCTGCAAGTACCAAGTCTATTTTGCCATCGTTATTTAAGTCTCCTGTGCAGGCACCGTGTGCCGTACTGCTATCGGTCCAGTCCGTACGTGTGTAACCACCCGTGCCGCCCCAAAACATTACACTATTTTGTGAGGTCATTCCGGCGTTATTTTCTCCAAAGCCCGGAATAAAAATATCTACGTGGCCGTCGTTATCGAAGTCTGCTAATAACACACGCTGACTACCTGCAACAACATTATTGGGCAACAAACTGGTACGGTCGGTCAACGTACCATCTGTGTTTTGCATAAAGATGTAAACATAATTAGTGGCTCTATTCATAGTCCACCCACTTACTACAACGTCATCTAGTCCATCTCCATTAAGGTCGCCCACTGCCTCAGTGTAGAACCCATTTGTATTTGGCAAAGTTAAGACTGCAATCCGACTTGCGGTTGCGGCGCCACTAGCTGCAGGTGTACTGCCTCCCCCACCCCCGCCACAAGCGGTTAATACTAAAGTTAACAGAATTGGTACTAGTAATTTCATAGTAACCTCATTAGTTGAAGAATACTGTTATTATAGCACCAAAGTCTTTTATTGTCTATTTTCTAATTTGTTTAAGCGTAGGCTAGCGTCCCGACCTTCCATAACTGCTATATTGCGATACATTTGCACTTGGTCTTCTAACCTTTGTAGCCGTCTCCAAATTAGCACAACTGCAACTACCACTAGAGTCAGGGTAATGCCC